TTTCTGACGGGTAAAGAAAAGCCCGCGCTATGCGGGCTATTTCAATTCTTGGATGACGCTGCCGAAGGCGCGGATACAGCCGGAGGCGTGCTTGCGGCTGTAGGGCTGTCGGATTTTCCGGTCTGATAGAAGGTAACGCTCAAGGCTGCGATGGCAACCCCCAAGCCAACCGCTGTCAGCATTGCGCCCCAGATATTTAGCTTGAGATTGCCGAGCCTGTCGATGTCACGGCGGACTCCGGCGATGGATTCATCGAGGCGTCGATCCCTCTCAATCTGAGCGGCGAGAAATCCATCAATTTTTGATGAAATAGACTCCACCCGAGCGTCCATTTTGACCTCGATTGTTTCGAGTCTGGCGTTGAACTCTTCGCGGGTTATATCGTTCATGTGGCCAGTATCAGCCGGAGAGCGGGATTTGTCACGGCCCACCGAAGCATGATCTCGATTCTCGCCCACCAGTCGATTCAGTTCCTCCCATTTCTCGGCCATCCTATCGCCGTCTCTGAGCGCGTCCATCATCCGGGAGAAATTATCAATCGCCATTGCCTACCCCTGCACCAGAGGAGCGATCAATTGAAACTACAAGCTTCTTCACAGCATCAAGGCTGGCCTTAGATTTGGATTTTGTCTGCCCTAGTGCTTTCACCATTGGGCGCACATCATCCAACCGCCCCTCTGCTGATGCTCGATCAGCCAACATAGCGACTACCTCGATGAGCGCTGTATCTGAGGCGACCACGTGTTCGAGCAGAGCTACGACGGCAGATTTCAGGCTTTCGATTTCTTGTAAAACTTTTGGGTCAGAATTCTCTGAAGCTTCCATGGCGCTCCCTTGGGGGTAGGTAACCGTTCTAAACATCCCGATATCAAACTAGGTGCGCATTCCATACCAGCAGCACCCGGGCTTGGATGTAGGTCATGTCTCGGCGGATCAGTCGATCCTTGTGCCGCGGGTTGTCCGAAATCATCTCGTAGTGCTCCTCATCAGCCACCTGCAGGCGCTTGATGTAGAGCAGGTCATCCCAGACGAATAGGTACACCCCGTCGCCCACGAAGTCGCGCACGTTGATGTTCACGATCAGCGGGTCGCGGTGCTTGATGGTGGGCTCCATCGACTGGCCCCAGCCGGTGACAACCTTCAGATGGAAGTGCTCTTCGAATTCGACGCCCAGCTCACGGAGGTGGCTCGGGCTGACGCGAATGTCCTTGATCAGTTCTGGGAAGTCGTGCGCGTTCTGACCGCCGCCCATCGACGCCCGGACATCGTAGTGGGCTATCCACACCTCATCACCAACCAGGCCTGGGCGGGAGAAGTCAGCCTCAATTAAGTTTGACGGTTGCGGCTCCTCAGCTGCCGCAAGAAGCCGGCGGCGCGCCTCTTCGGAAAAGCCTTTTCCGCTCTTTGCGAGCATCTGCTTCACAAGGTCGGCCATGCTCCGTTCAGGCGCGGCAGATGGTTCTGGCGCCGGCGAATTCAGGAGCAGTTCGGACTGGTCCACGCCCAAGGCTGCTGCCATCGATGCGATATCGGCCAGGGTCGGCTCGCGAGTGCCGACCTCATAGTTACCAACCCGGGATTGCGATTTCCAGCCGCAGGCCTCTGCAAGCTGGGCCTGTGACATCCCTTTGGCTTTTCTCAGGCGCTTGATGCGCTGGCTCAATGATTCGTTCATGCGCGTGATTTCATCACGAAATGAAATACACGGCTTTCACTTATTGTGATTGATATTAACACGATGCGTGTTTATCCTGAGTGTTAGTCATTGAGGAGCCCCGAATGAACAACGTTCGCAAGATCCGGGTAGCGGCGGGGATAAGCCAAGCCCGCCTTTGCCGGGAGATCGGCTGGAACCAGTCGCGCCTGGCCAATTACGAAGCCGGCCGACGGTGTGTCGGCCTGGATGCGGCTCGGAAAATTGTCGCTGCGCTGAACGGCTTAGGCGCCGAGTGCAGCCTTGACGATGCCTTTCCGCCAACGGTTCGAGATCCAGAAGCCGCCTGATAGTTGAATCATCTCCGATCTGGCATTGCGCCAGTAGATGACTGAAACACCTGCGAATCCATCCAGTACCGGAATCGCGGACGAAAAAAAACCGCCTGGCAGGGCGGTCTTCTGAAACAACATCGAGGTCGATTATGCACCGCACAGACGATGCAGGCAATACCGAGCATTCCGCGTCAGCTGTCAGTCATGGAGGGCGTTCGTAATGGCTCGTATCCGCACCATCAAGCCTGAGTTCTGGACCAGTGAACAGGTCATGGAGTGCTCGGCGATGGCTCGACTCCTCTTCATCGGGATCTGGAACTTCTGCGACGACGCAGGCAACCACCCGATGTCACCGAAGACCATCAAAGCTCTCGTTTTCCCCGGTGATGACATCACTGCGCTGGCCGTGGAAGGCCTGCTCACCGAGCTGGTAACGAACCGGCTGATTACTCTCTACGAGGCGGGATCGAAACAGTACCTGCACGTCAACGGATGGCACCACCAGAAGATCGATAGACCTACCGTAAAGCATCCAGAATTCGTCGAGCCCTCGCCGAGCGCTCACGAAGAAGTTGGCGAAGGTTCGTCTAACGGTGATCGAGGCCTCACCCCCGGAAGGGAAGGGAAGGGAAGTAATACACACTCTTCGCGTGAGCCGTTCGCGATGTTCCTCGAGTGGGTTCCTGACCAGGCGCAGCTTGAGGCGTACGCCAAGCGATCAGGCGTCCCTATCGCTGAGTTCTCGGAAAAGGCCATTTCAGGATTTGTCGTCCACCACGACGCGAAGGGGCTGGCTAAAACCGAGAGTCAATGGATCGCTGACTTGGTCGCCTGGAGAAAGCGCGACCTAGCGAATGCTGCGAAGGTCGTTCCCCTGCGTGCTGGTCCAGGTGGCCAGCAGCTCGATGACCACGATACGTCTTGGATCGAGCAAGGGAGTGCCCAATGAACCCAGTCGCAGTTGTCACTCATGGCCTGTGGGCCAAGGTTCAGTCCGGTCAGCACGTCTCTGCTGGATACGATCTGCCCGATGAGGTGAAGGCCGAGCTCAACCGGAAGACGGCAGAGGTTATCAACGATCTGTTCCGTGACCTGCGCTCGATCTGCACCGCCTGGAAGCAGGCTTGGCCCGACCAGGCCACCTACAACGCGTCGAAACAGCAATGGCTCACTGCGTTTCTAGAGGCCGGCATTTGCAAGCCCGAGCAGTTGCAGTTTGGACTGATGCGCTGCCGCCAGTCGGGGGCTCCGTTCATCCCACCTCCCGGTGAGTTCATCCAGTGGTGTCAGCCGTCACCAGAGATGCTCGGCCTGCCGGCCTTGGCGGCCGCTTTCCGCGAAGCAACCCGCAATGCCCATCCTGCGATGGCTGGTCGGGGTAAGTGGAGTCACGACGCGGTCTGGCACGCGGCCAAAGAGTGCGGCTTCGAGAATCTCAACAAGCTGCCATCCGATGCTAGCTCGAAGCTGTTCGAGCGCAACTACACCATCGCAGTTCGGCGGCTTATGGCCGGTGAGCCGCTGCAGAAGATGCCGCTGGCACTTCCTGCGGAGGTTTCCGTGCGCCGCACTCCGCAAGTCGGAAATTCTGCCTTGGCAGCCATGCGCGCCCGCTTGGCGGGGCGCTGATCAATTACCTTCAAGGAGGCGTCCCGTGCGCCAAACAAAACTGACCAAGGCTGCTCGCGGCCGGGAGTGCCAGGTGCGCATCCCGGGCGTGTGCAACGGCAACCCCGAAACCACAGTTCTCGCGCACTACCGCCTGGCCGGCACGTGCGGCGTCGGCAAGAAGCCGCACGACCTGCAGGGCGCGTGGTGCTGCAGCGCTTGCCACGACGCCTGCGATGGGCGCAGTCGGGCGGTGGACCGCGATACCGCCCGCCAGTACCACGCCGAGGGGGTCATGCGCACCCAGGCGCTGCTGATCAACGAGGGGGTGCTGATCTCATGAATGCTCCCGCCCTTCGCCCGTTCAACGCCAAGCCGGCCCGCGCCAAGCCCATCGACCGGGAAGGGCAGGAGCAGGCCGCGCTGATGCAGGAGCTGCATTTGCGCTACCCCCAGGCCTACAAGTTGATCTACCACGTGCCAAACGGCGGGCACCGGGTCAAGGCCGTGGCCGCCAAGCTGAAGGGACAGGGGGTGAAGGCCGGTGTGCCCGATCTGGTGCTGCCCATGGCGCGGGGCGGCTACTTCGGCCTGTACATCGAGTTCAAGGCCATGCCGCCGTTCGATGCTCCGGTGTCGCCGAGCCAGGATGCGTACCTGCAGGCGCTGGCCGCCCAGGGCTATCTGGCCATCGTGTGCCGGGGCAACATCGACGCGGTTGAAGCCATCCGGGCCTACCTGCTGCTGCCTGCGACGGTGGCCGCATGAGTGCTACCCGGGAAGTGAAGCTGAGCGAAGCCGAGGTGCGCCGGCAGGCCGCCGACAAGTCGGTGCGCGACCTGCGCGACCCGCGTCACCCCGGTCTGTACCTGCGCTTCTGGAGTAATCGCGAGCGCGGTACTTGGCACCTGGTGCGCGGCAAGAAATGGGTGCCGGTGGCGCGCTGGCCCGACCTGAGCGTGGCGGCGGTGATCGCCGAGTTGCCTGCGCTGCGTCAGCGCCTGCTGCGCGACCCGGCCACCGCGCCGGTGGTGTCAGGCATGGCCACCGTGGGCCAGCTGCTGGACTGGTACGGGGACCGCATGGGCCGCGACCGCTCCCTGTCGGCGAAGCGCAAGGCCGGCGCCCGATCCGCCATTGCCCAGCATCTGAAGCCGCGCCTGGATGACCTGGCCGTGGCCAGCGTGAATGCCGATTCGCTGGACAAGCACCTGATGTGGCCATGCCAGGCCGAAGTGTCATTGTCCTACCTGCGGCAGATGTTCGCGCTGCTGCTGACCGCGTTCCGCCAGGCCCTGCAGCTGGGGCTGATCGACCGGAACCCGATGGCCGGGATGCG